CTCTCATTCAATAATGTACGTCTCGAACGTCCTCTACCTGTCTTGGGTGGTTGTGTTTCTTTGTGTGGTTTGACTTCAACAAGTACAGTCTTACCATCCTTGTACTGGATTAAAAAATCCATAAAGTATCGATGAATCTTCTTGTCAGTCTCGCATAAGTATGGTATAATAACCTCTTCACTTGACCATGATTTGACGTTAGGAGATTCGTCACACCACCGCATCACATGACGTTCCCACATAGAACGATACGTCACATTATTAGGGTCACCCATGTACTTCTTGGGGTTCTTAGGTTTATATCTGCCTTTGTATGTTTTCATGTATAAATAGTTCTAAATGAATTTAACTTATTTAGGACTGTCCGATGGCAAGAAATTCAGTTGTACAATCGTTACAATATCCTCTTAACGGAGACGGTATCGATGAGTATAAATCACAAATCAGATTCAAGGTTGTTAATGTACCTTACCTCAACACTTTCACTACAGAGGCATTAGAATCTCAGGTTGAAGAAGGTGATGAAACTGTTAGTAATCTAAGTGCACGTGCTGTCGAACGTAAGGCATTTAATGATTATACTGGTTCTGATGTGAGATTGTACATGCCTCAAGCTCTACAGTTTCGTGACAATGTGACTTACGATAACATCGACCTCGGTACTATCGGTGCGCTAGTAGAAGGTGGTGCTAGTGTTGGTGGAAGTATGGCGGCAGGTGTTATGGGTGGTATTGGTGGTCTGGTTGACAGTTTTAAAGGAAGTGGATTATCTAACGTTGCAATGGTTGGTGCACAGAGAGTTGCAAACAAGTTTGGTACTGACTTTTCATCTGGTCTCAGGTCACGTTCAGGTGTTACCACAAATCCTAACTCACGTACACTTTTCAAACAACCTAACTTACGTGAGTTCTCATATTCATTCCGAATGATTGCTAAGAGTAGTGACGAAGCGACACAAATTCGCAACATCATAAAACTATTCCGTAATGAACTATACCCTGCTGCATTTGGTGCAACTATCGGTGAAACTGAAATTGGTTTTGGATACGAAGTTCCTAATATGTTCCAGATAAGTTTCTATTATGGCGACAAAGAAATGACTAATGTACCTAAGATGCCTAAGTGTTTCCTACGTGACGTAACTACGAATTATAATCCGTCTAGTATGGCAATGCACAAAGATGGTGAATTTCTAGAAATTGAAATGGCGTTGTCATTCGTAGAACAACGTGCGTTAACCAAAGAGGATATCATCAATGGCTACTAATTTCTTCCGTAACTTCAGGGCTATCAATTATAGTTTTGGAGATGGTGAAGCGCCTGCTGCATTTCAGAACATAAGTCAGTATTCAGACATTATCGACCAGTTGGTTACATCGGACGTTGCATTCGAAGATTATACTATTCTATCCGGAGAAAGACCAGACCAAGTATCATTCAAACTATATGGTACTACGGACTACTACTGGACACTATTCTTAATCAATGAGAAGTTACGTACTCAGGGATGGCCTTTAACAACCGAAGAAGTACATACCTACGCTAAGAAGTATTACCCACACCGTGTAGTAACCATGAAATTAAAACAAGCGGATGTTATTGACTTCTACGAAACCAAAGTGGTTGACGGTGAAGAAGTAACATTGCCTGTATATCGAACTAAGATTATCGGTACTGAACCGGATGGGTTCGAAGTAGGATTAAAGGTTACGGGTGCTACTAGTGGTACGTTTGGTAATATCGTAAAGAGAGACCTTGCGTTAGGTCAACTCATTGTAGATACCAAAGAAGCATATAACGAAAGAACATTTACAACTAACATTGTCGTAAACAGTAATGGTATCGCATCGCTTGACGTTCCGACTACCAGTGACACATTTGTTAGACCTACCACTTGGGTAATCACCAAAGATGGTGTCGTGGTTGCGGATAGCGTATATACTGTGGATATTGACAGACTTAGTAAAAAGGTAACTATTCGCAATATACCATTCACGGTCGGTGCTGCATATAAGTTAACATATAAGGTCAACAGACAGAACAATGGTGATGGCGCATTCAGTGCGGGCGAAGAGATTTCATATCCTAACCCAGGCGGTGGTTCAACTAGTGGTGTTGTTTTCTCTGAAACTGCTCAACACTTAGCGGTACATCATTACGAAGATGCTGATAAGAACTGGATTGATATTGACCCATTGACTCAAACAGTTCCGGTGGGCGCAAAGAAAATCACTTATGTCGAACGACTCGAAACAATCAATGACGACTTGAAACAAATCAAATATATCAAACCAGATTTGATTGAACAAGTAGTCAAAAACTTTCATAGGTTGATGAATGAGTAGTGTTCAAAAACAAGACTTTCAGATACTAAATGCTATCATTACAGCTGACCGTAAAGATGTGCCGGATGAAGGTATTGACATCAAGAATATTATTATCGAAACAACACTGTTCTCTGATATAGAGAAACCATATGTTTCGGGTAAAATTATGATTCTTGACGATAATGGTTTATTCGATAAGATTCGATTCTCGGGCACAGAACGATTAGACTTAGAGATTGGAATTCAAGACGAATCGTATAATATCAATCGTACTTTTATCATGACAAGTATTGAACAAGTATCGAAGTCTAACGAGAGTTTGAAAGCGTCCGTGTACCTATTCAACATCGTGGATGAGTATGTCTTTATTGATAAGACCACTAAGTTTTCAAAGTCGTTCGAAGGTACACTTGACCAATCTATCGCAAACATCATCACAAACTACTTGGGTGTAGATGTATACAGTAGAGGTAGTCGTGAATCTGCACAGACCCAGTTAAAGTATATCGTACCATACATGACTCCTTTCGAAGCATGTGAGTGGTTACGTAGACGTGTAACTACCGATACGGGTTTACCTTTCTTTGTGTATGCAAGACTATATGGTCAACCTCGTATCAACATCTCACCGTTAGATGAGTTGTATAATAAGTCGAAAAGTCCGATGAATGACTATGACTATCAATACAATCCTACTCTACTGAACACGGGCAATACTGCATTAGAACCATATGCTATCAAGTCTATGCAGACATCTAACTTACAAACAACATATACACAGTTGTCAACTGGTTCTATTGGTTCGGAAATAAGAAATACTAACTTAAACACAGGCGTAACCAGCCAGTCTAAGTTTGACCTATCCAAGTATCTCGAAGAATTAGACGATGACTTCTTGGATATCGAAAAACAAAACATCTATGATACTGAATTTAGATTCAGTGTAGGGAAACGTCTGAACGAATCACTTCATGAAAATAGTTCACGTATATACCACACACTGTCATCCGAAGGCACATACGACACATTCAAGAGTTACGGTGAAGAGACAGACTCTAATAAGTATATCACAAAACTAAAGAATACGGCAATGCGTAATGCGTTGTATAAAAACATGATTGACATCGTGGTACAGGGTAGTACAATCAACGAGAAACAAATTGACGTTGGGGATGTTATCAGTGTGTTAACATTATCGGATGATACAAAACAACCGAAGGAACACAAGTACGATGAACTACGCAGTGGTTTATTCCTAGTTTACAATATTAGACACACCTATGCAGAAACAGAGCATTCAGTTGCAATGACATTGTGTAAGTTGCGTAGAGGTGATAAAGAAGGTAACTAATGAAAGAGTATTACGGTGACGAAACACGGTGGTTCGTTGGTCAGGTTATCGACGTATCACCACCAGCTGGACTAGAAGGACGTGTCAAGGTTCGTATTCATGGTGTCCATAGTCCTAGTACACGGGACATCCCACAGAAAGACTTACCTTGGGCACAAGTCATGGTTCCTACTACCGAAGGTGGTGCTTCTGGATTGGGTGCTAACGCAAGACTTAAACCTAACTCTACGGTCTTCGGTGTATTCATGGACGGTAAAGAATCCCAGATTCCTCTTGTTTTAGGAACAATACCTAAGATTGAAAGACCGTCAGGTATCCAAAGAAACATCGAGTTCGTTTCAGAAGATTATCGTGAGACTTATCAAGAGAAGTTTTTCAATAACGCATACACATCTATCGACGTAGAAAATGCTGGTGTTGATGATTCTAACGGTGACAATGTAAACAACACAGTGAGACAGTCACGTGAAGCTACTGCGATTAAGTTCTTCTTGTCGAATGGTTACACTTTCAAACAGTCTGTGGGTATCGTTGCGGGCATCAAATATTCATCACGTTTTAACACTGGTCGTATTGATAACAGGACGGGTGGTATAGGTTTATGTTCTTGGAAAGGGTCTAGACTTAATAACCTCAAAGAATATAGTAATGACTGGAATAAGTTTTCGGTTCAATTATCGTTTATCTTATACGAACTAAATACCACGAAGACAAGAGCGAACTTCAAAATCAAATCAATTGATAAAGTTATTGGTGATTCGGTTGTTCAGAAAATTGTCGCAAAAGATTACTTGGGTCTAACTAAAACCCGTGACATCAATACCGTGGTAACCGAAGGTGTAAACCTATACAGCGAGTACGAGAATGGCTGATAATACTATATCGAAAATCAACGAACAACTTGACGCATTCGATAAAACGAGTGCAAGTACTGTTGAACGTGTTAACAACGAAGTTCAGTCACTCAAAGACCAAAGTAAAGTACTGAATCACCTACAATCAAAGACTACTGCAATCGATGGACTGAATGTCAATAAACTTGGTGTTGCTGCTGTTGATGGTGCAGTAGCAGGTGTAGAGAATGCGCTCGGTAGTCTATCCGGTACGATAGATGTTCCAATTCCAGGCGATAGTGCAGCTGCACCACCCATAACCGAAACGGTTAATCTCGAAACAACAGTTACTGACCTTGTGGGTACCGATAAAGTAAAAGAGATTACTTCTAAGTTTGTAACATTAGGTGGTGCTTCATTCGCTTCTATCAATAGTGCAATTACAGGTGCGGTCGATACAGTAACTACCGCTACATTCGAAGGTATTAAACCTGTTATGGATGCGACAGGCGCTACCAAAGATGTTGCGTCCAATTTGGTTGATGACGTGACTAAGGAAGCTGCGAAAGGTAAGGATGCACTTACTGAAAACCTTGGAAAGATATCCAAAGAACAAGAGTTAGTCAAGTCTATCACCACAAGTAATCCTGTAGAAACCGCAAAGGGGTTGATTCAGGATGTCAATGAATCGGTTAACCGTGTCGCAACCAAAACAATTAACACACTTGGTGACGGTCTATCGTTTGCAAACGATGCATTATCAGACATTATCAAGTCAAAGACAGGTACACCAAAAGAGTTTTCGGATTCGATTAAAAAGATGGTCGAAACTAATAATGACTTTAGTAAAGACGTTAAAGATGTACTCAAGGATACCAAGTCTTACTCTGATACCAATGATTACCGTGACCAGATTGAAACTAAAGCACGGGCTAAAGGTATACCCGAAACAGAGATTGAAAAGGTAACTAAAAAGATTGAACGTGCCGAAGAAGTATTGTATGCAGTTGATACTTCAATTACAGGTACAGTCAAACCAACATCTAGTGACTTCTTTAATGGTACCAAGACACTTTCAAATCTAGAGAAATTTGAAGTTGTCGGTTCGGTCGAAGAACTTGTTGCTGACTTCCGTACATTAAAGCGTGAAGTAACTGAGTTGATTGTTCATTCATCTGATACATACAATAACCAGAATATCGGTGCACGTGAAATAGACACTTATCACAAAGAAGAAGGTTTTGATGGTATTCAATTCCATTATGTTATAAGACGTAATG